GGCCATGTTTCTCCTTGGCCGGAGAGGAAGTTGACAATCTCACCCAAAACGGGTGGCGTCTAAATGTCCTCTGGGTTTAACCCCCCAGAGTAAGCCTTAAGCGCTACTACCACCACTGTTCATCTTGTTGCAGGAGTGCAGCAAGTTTATCAGAGGTGGATGTTTTGAAGGCCTTGATAGTTAGTAACGAATGAAACTTTGATCGACGAGTTTTAGCGTCTTTCCATTGTTTTATTGTTACATTGGAATCAAGGAGTTGGATTAAGTATTTTGCATCTAATTGTAGTATCACCAGACCATGGTCCGATGATCTAAAAGTATTTGCAAGTACTTTATTGCTTACCTCTTCTACTCTGTTTATCACAGAATAGAAAGGGTGAGCAGGAAAATCCAATAGGTTGTTAAGCAAGAGACTACCCTTGCGCTCCATGACTGATTTATCCTTTAATAGGAAAACTCCATTAAGGTATAAATCATTCATCATATTCTGGTAAATTATAGCTTTCGCTGTAAGATACGCTGATTCAGAAACCTTACCCCAAGGGTTTTCGTATTTTACGAAACCCACGGGCGGGCAACTGTCAGCCTCCTGTTTCTTAGAACGATCGATAAGATCGGCCTTTGAACCAGGTTCACAGAATATGACCATTAGCCATTTAACCTTCTCCTTTCCTAAGGAGTCGATTATAACACTAATGGGGGTTGGTAGCCATGCCTCAGAAGAATTAGTCAGAATTTTAGGAACTCCGTTACGAACCAATTGCTTATAGATATCAATGAATTTCCACCATTGGCGGAGATCATAGACTTCTTTTAGCAAAATTGGTGATACCGGTGTTAACTCCTTACCATCGAAGAAAATGCTTTTAGCAAATTCTGCCGATGAACCAGTAATTTGTTTTTCATGAATTACTGATTTACCTATGGAAATGGTTACTCCTAAGGTATTAAGGTGGTTAACATATGCGTGTGCTAGACGTTGATCTGCAATGCAGACATCATCACCTAACACAACGTATAAGTCCTCATTTAATCCTAACTCGTACGCAAGTTGGCGGAGTAGTATATGATGTGCGATAGCTAGGCTAGCCCATGAGGAGTAAGCTCCCATGGGTTGACCTACTTCATACTTCACATACTTCTTATGGATTGGACTATAAGGATTGATTCCTAATAGTTCATCCCATACTTCCGCCCAACCGCACCCCGCGATTGTTTCGATGCATACCTTCTGATGGGCTTTAGGCCAACGATCAGTTGCTGCTGTTAAATCATAAGACCAAAGTGGTTTTCCTTCTTTAGTCCATTCTTTAACAATATCAGCTGTTCGTCCCTGATCATATGTACCATCTTGTGGTTGTTTCTTGAGCCAATTCATCAATTCTTGATGAAGTGGTTCTAAAATTTCTTGAAACCACCACGATATGATATATACGATCCTTGTCTTACCAGCCTTGTCTTCTAAGAAGGCAAGTTTGGCAGGAACAAGGGAGCTTGTCTCTGGTAGAACACGCTTGAAACTATTAAGTTTAAAGGTTGACCAATATTTAAAACTATTGTATCTTTCCTTTAAATCTTGAAAGTTTACAAGATCACAGCATTTATAAAATAGGTCCTCATGGACTTTGGAATTAATTAACTGTAAGGCGTCAAGCCCAGCAGTAATTGTTCCTACTGGTCCATTTGGACCTGCTTTAGAAGTACTGTGACCAGTGTTCATCTTAACATTCAACCTATCCAAGTTGAATTTACAAAATGTCTTAAAACTTTGTAAATAATCCTTGCATATTGTTCCACTAAACTTATCAACAACAGTTGATAGATTAACATTTACTGGTAACTGCCATAAAACAACAGTATTAGTAATTGTTAAAACACATTGAGGGTTATCCCTCAAAGAGTTTAGTAAAGAAGGCAAGATCTTTGGATTACCTTTAGAACTTGTTTTAAACCAAGTTCCATTGATAGTCCCAAAATCTACCTTTTGACCAATAGCAAAGAGTTTACATTTGTTATTAAGATCTTTTATAAATTTAACAGTATAGGTCGGACCTCGATCCTTCATTAATTGGCCAATAAGAGCAAAATATTCCTTTCGGAATGTATCGTCTTTTTGACCTAGCGCTTTTAGCGTTAGACGCAACGATTGCCAGCTGATCATAGATCGAAGGTGTTTCATGTATTTAGTTATTAAGTTAATTTGAATACGTGAAACTGCTTTCAGGGTAGAGAATACCCGTGCCAACCTAGTTGGCGTGAGAGCAGTGCGGTTTGGGGGATTAGCCCTCCGTCTTGCGCTCGCGTTACGGATCATTTGGGGTCACTACGGTATCTACCAATTAAAATTGGTTTGTTTCGGTAGTTCTCTAAAGTTTTGATCAAATCTTCGGAGGTATTCCCCTGCTACGTAAGTAGTAG